TGGTGTTGGAAGAACTGCAACAGCAACTGGATCAATTCTTGGCACTATTTCTTCCGGATATATTAAAGAAATTTTCTTAAATAATGATGGTTATGGTTACACTTCCGCACCAGTAGTTGCAATAAGTTCTTCACCAACAGGATTTTCTGGTGATAATGCAACTGCAGTTGCGATTACAACTATTAGGGGTGGAGTTAGATCTGTTGAGAGAATTTATTTAACGAATGCTGGTGCGGGATATACTGTTCCACCAACCATAACAATTTCTGGTGGGGGAGGAGCAGGTGCTGCTGCTACATGTTCAATAGAAACAACTTATAACGGTGTTGTCAGATTTACTATAACTGATTCGGGTGTTGGATATGGAACTGCACCAGTTATTACAGTCTCTGCACCTGGTCAATTAGCAATCAGTGGAGTGGGACAAACTGCTGTTGGTATTGCTTCTATCGGTTCAGTTGGTGGATCAAATGTTCTAAGAGCAATATATATTTCAAATCCTGGTTTTGGATATACTTCAACTCCAACAATAACTATTGCAAATCCAGAAACACTTACTGGATTTGGAACTTATCTTTTTAATGAAGTTATACGAGGTTCTAGATCCCAAATTAGAGCAAGAGTTAAGAATTGGGATAAAGATACCAATATTCTTAAAATTTCAAACGTTGGAATTGGTGCTACACAACTTACATTTGTACCAGGAGAAACAATTATTGGAACGGAATCTGGTGCTCTATATACTGTTCAAAGTTTTGAGCAAATGGATACATATGATAAATACAGTCAAAACGATGAGATTGAAGAAGAAGCGGATCTCATTTTAGATTTTTCAGAATCAAATCCATTTGGTACTTATTAATGCTAGGGACATATTATTATCACGAAATTATAAGAAAGACCATTATATCTTTTGGTACACTTTTTAATCAAATTCATATTCGCCATTCGGATCAGAGTGGCAATAACGTAAGTGATATGAGAGTTCCTATTGCTTATGGTCCAAGACAAAAATTTCTTGCAAGAATTCAACAACAACCAGAATTAAATAAAGCAACGCAAATTTCTTTACCAAGAATGTCATTTGAGATGACTTCTATTCAGTATGACCCAACAAGAAAAGCAAGTGTAACTCAATCATTTAAAGCATGTGATGATGGCGGAAAAATTAAAAAAGTTTTTATGCCAGTTCCATATAATATTGGATTTGAATTAAATATTTTAACTAAATTAAATGATGATGCTTTACAAATTGTGGAGCAAATTTTACCATATTTTCAACCAGGATTTAATTTAACTATAGATTTAGTTGATTCAATTGGTGAGCAAAGAGATGTTCCAATGGTTCTTGAAAATATATCTTTTCAGGACGATTACGAGGGTGATTTTTCTACTAGGAGAGCTTTAATATATACTCTATCATTTACAGCAAAAACTTATCTGTTTGGTCCAATTGCAGAAAGTTCAGAAGGTCTTATTCGCAAGGTACAAGTTGATCTTTACACAAATACTGACGTTGCTAATGCAAAACGTGAAGTAAGATACACAGTTACTCCAGATCCTTATGATGCAAATCCAGATGATAATTTTGGATTTAATGAGAACTGGGAATATTTTGGAGATTCAAAAGAATTTAGCCCAACACGTAAAATAGATATCTGATAAATTATGCCAAATAACTATGAAAGCCTTGACAATGCTCTGAATATAAAAAGTGAAATAGTCAATGTTGAGAAAGAAACTCCGATTATTAAAGTCGATAGTTCTAATAGTGACATTAAAAAAGATTATGAATACACGAGAGCAAATTTATATTCTCTTATAGAAAAGGGTCAAGAGGCCATTAATGGAATAATGGAACTTGCAGCAGAAAGTGATCAACCAAGAGCGTATGAAGTTGCTGGTCAGTTGATTAAGAGTGTAGGTGATGTAACAGATAAATTGATTGATTTACAAAAGAAATTAAAAGATGTTGAGGAAGATACTGTAAAAACAACTAATAATGTTACTAATAATGCAGTGTTTGTTGGATCAACTTCGGAACTTTCAAAGTTACTTAAACAAGGTTTTCTAAATAATAAAGAATAGATTTTTTCTTATGAGTTGGTCTAATGATTACAAGAAATCAATAGACTGTGATAATCCCAAAGGATTTTCACAAAAAGCACATTGTGCTGCTCGTAAGAAAAGAAAAAGAGGTGAGGAAACTAAATCTAAATCACCATTTAGCGAAGAAAAAGCAATGAGCGAAACCCGTTACTGTAAGTTGTGTAGGAAAATGGAGCAAAGAGATGAATGCTCCTATGGACCTTCAATGTGGGACAGATATTCTGCACCAATTCTTACTATGAATCAAATTAAATATGATCCAAACCGCCCCCATCCAGCAAATGAGGCGAAGGATCATGAATATTCAATGGCTCGTTCAGAATTATCGACTATTGCGAAAGCGACTAAAAAACTTCAGAAAAAAATGAAGAAAGGTGAGGGTGAAATCGAAGCATGGGTTCAATCAAAAATTACAAAAGCAGCAGACTATATCGATACGGCAGCAGATTATGTAGATAGTGGTGAGATGAATAAAGAAGAAGTTGAAATATTAGAAGGTAAGAGAGACGGAAAATCAGCAAAAGATAAAGATTATTCTCTTCGTGATTGGTTTAAAGGTGGTGGATGGGTTCAAGCAGGTGGTAAGTATGATGGAAAACCTTGTGCTAAACAACCTGGTCAAAAAACAAAACCATTCTGCCGCGATGCTGATGATAGAGCATCGATGAGCAAAGATGAAAGAAATAAAAGAGCAGCAAAAAAACGTAAAGAAGATCCAAATCCAAATAGAAAAGGAAAGGCAAAGTTTGTAACTGTTGAACAAGTTGATGCCAGTAAGTATGGAAGGATATTATAGATAAAGATAAAAAAGGACCAAACAAATATGGTGGTGGACAAGTAATTAAAACTGGTTTACAAAAAGCACATTTTGAACCAGAAGGTCAACAACTAGATGAACTGTGGGGCAAAGTTGCTATTGGTGCAGGTGCTGCTTTTATTCCATATCTTCTAAAAAAGTTCGCAAAACCAGCAGTTGATAAAGCAATTGATTCTCCTGCAACTGGTTCTGATGGTTTGATTGATAAAATGAAGCAAAGAAGAGATGCTATTAATAACGCAACTCAAAAAAATTCTTATGAACCTGAATTAGATATGGTAGAAGAAAAAGATGATTGCTATCATAAGGTTAAATCAAGATATAGTGTTTGGCCATCTGCATATGCTTCTGGTGCATTAGTCAAGTGCCGCAAAGTTGGTGCAAAAAATTGGGGCAATAAAACTAAAAAAGAAGGATATGAATTTTCCAATTGGAGAGATGAATTCTTCCCAACAGAAGTTGAATCTGTAAATATTATTGAACCACAACCATTACAAGCATCAAAGGGTATTGGAAGTGAAATTTTAGATGAGGCAGGTAAAAAGTGCTGGAAGGGTTACAAAAAAGCAGGGACACAAGAACTGTTTGGTAAAACTTACAATCGTTGTGTAAAGGAAGGATATTCTGATTGGAGAACAGAGATTTCCGAAGATTGGCAGAAAGTCAATCGTCAGGATAAGACTGATGGATTGAGTCAAGCAGCAGTAGATGCGTATCGCCGCGAGAATCCTGGATCAAAACTTCAAACTGCGGTTACTGAAAAGAAACCAAAGGGTAAAAGAGCAAAGCGTCGTGCCAACTTCTGTCGTCGTATGAAGGGCATGAAGTCAAAACTTACTTCGGCAAAAACTGCAAGAGATCCAGATTCAAGAATTAACAAAGCACTTCGTCGTTGGAACTGTAACTAAAATGAAATCTTTTCAACAATTCCTATCAGAAAGTATCACCATTAATGGTGATTTTAATGGAACTCTCAATGTAGGTTCCCCTCAACCCGAACAAGCAAGCGAGTCTTTCTTTGCTGATGTAGTTTGGGAAGGAAAGATGTATCGTTTAGAAGTAGAAGGCAAAATTCTTTCTAAGAATGAACTAGCAGAACAGATTCAAGGGGAATATCCTGGCGCAATTGTTCATAACGTTTATCCTTCTCAGGTAAATACTTCAAGAATTAAAAACGCACAAAGATATCAACCAGAAAGATTGTCTTGGAGTGAGTGATTAATGGCACAATTTAATAAAAATACTCAAGATTTTTTAAATCAAGAGAGAACTCTTTTTGAAGTGAATATGATCGCCAATAAAAATGGCGAAGTAGTTACACTTGATAATCCATTTCCAGTCACAGGAACTGTTGGGATTTCATCAGATACTCTCATTACTATCAATCCAGATACAAATGCTGTTGATGCATTTGGTAGAGCAAGAGTTTCTGAATTATTTACTCTTGGTGACTATAAGCACGTTTACGCTATTGATCCAAATTTTTTAGATAGTGTTTCTGGTGCAGGATCATCAGTAACTTTCTTCCAAAACCAAGCGTGTGCAAGATTACAGACTGGAATTGGTTCTACAGCATCCTGTATTCACCAAACAAAATTTTATCATCACTATCAACCAGGAAAAGGACAACTAATTTTTAGTTCTTTTAATTTTTATGCTCCCCAACAAAATGCAACTAAAAGAACTGGGTACTTTGATGATAGAGATGGAATTTATTTTGAACAAGTTGGACT